GATTGCGTGCGAAGGCGCTCACCGACATGCCTGTCAGCTGAGGCAGTACATCTTCGCGCAGGATCGCTCCTGGATGGGTAGGGCAACGTTTACGCATCATCGATTCCTAGTGATAGTTTTCCAAATCAAGTCTCACGGCGTTTTCGCCTTGCCATTCAAAGGTGATGCACCATGGACCATTCACATGCACGCTGTAGCGCTTTGGCTTGCCCTGCAGTCCATGAAAATCAAAGCCAGGGACGTTAAGTGCTTCGGGCGTCTTGGCGGTGTCAATTGCATCCAGACGCCGAAGAGCCCTTTGTGCCAGTGCCTTTTGCACCTTGGCGCTGTTGCCCTTGTCGAACAACTCCTGCAGCCCCTTGTGAATGAACGATTCAATCATCGGCGAAGTGTAAAGGGTTTCTTTACACATTGCAAGGGCGACTGTACCCATAGTGCACCGCCAGCACCCCCAAAGCACCCACCAGGATCCCTTTGGCCTCGTACTGGTTGAGGCTGCGCCCGTTCCAGCCTTCGAGCGCCGACCACTCACGCACGCTGCGACCCAAACCGGCCACGTGCCAAACGGCACAGCCGCCAGGACTGCCAATGCCGCCCACCGCGTCCAGAGCCTCGCCGAGGTGTTTGCGAGCCCAGGCACAGCGCTCTGTCATGCTGTCCTTCCACTGGCCACCGGGGATACGGTTCAGCGGCGCGGAGCCTGCCGGACTCATCTGGGCAAAGACAAAGGTGCGTGCAAAGTCCTGGCCAGCGTCGTGCATCGCTTGGTTGATCGCACCATTGCGGAGCAACAGCCCAAGCGAATCAACAGTTCGAAAGTGTTCGGTGCGGTGGGTCGTACCTTCCTCGCCTTCGCTGATCCATTCAGCCACGCGAGCGCCGGGCAGTTCGACCAGGCAGCCGTGCTGCAGGGGCTCGACGGCGATCTTCCTACCCATGGCGCTGCTCCTTGGCTGGCGGTGCGGGCGTGCGTCGGCCAAAGAGCCGATTGCCGATGTTGATCAGGCTCTGGTGTTCCCACTCGTCTCGGATCAAATCGGGGTCGACCACCAGGATGCCTTGCTTGTGCCAGGCGGCGGCGCGCATGGCACGCAGTTCGCTCTCGGTGGCGGGTGTCTGGCCGATCAAGCGACCCAGTGCGCAGCTGAGGCTCATGGCTGGTCTCCCGTCGCGCCCTGGGTCATGGACCAGTGCAGCAGCGCCAGCGCATCGGCCTCGTTGTCGTCGGTGACCGGATGTCCTTTGGCCTTCATCGCCGCGATGACATCGCCTTTGCTGGCGTTGCCCTTGCCAGTGGCGTGGCGTTTGATGGTTCCCACCGGCACACCTTGGTAGGGGATCTGGTGGTGCTCGCACCAGGCTGTGAGTGTGGCCATCAGACCGCCGTAGACGTGCGCGGCGTCAACACCGAGGTGACGCCTCACCTCCTCGAAATAAACGGCGCCAATGCCCTGTGTGTCGGCCACGGTGGCCTTCATGTCGGTCAGCCAGCGGCGAAAGCGTAGGTAGCGCATGCCACCGCCTTCAAAGCGCTGGGACTTGAAACTCACAAAGCCGTGGACGATGGGGCCGTCGACCGAGCGAAGCGCCCAGCCGGTCGTGGTGCCAAGGTCCAACGCCAGGACCGCTGTGCGCGGGATTGTGGGGTCGGGTGTCATCAGGGTGTCCTCCAAAGGTGCGGTAAAGCGACCTGGAGGAGCAGCGCCACGCGCCGGGGCAGGGCGGGTGTGGCTCCCTCATGTCTGGGGTGATTTGCTATTCCGTCATTCCGTCATTTCGTCAAGGGGGGTGTCAAATACATACCCATACCAGTGTTCTATAGAGAGAAATAAAAAAAATGATCTATATTTAAATAAATAAATATTGACTTAACTACTCTCTATTTATCTATCTACGTTGACGAAATGACGGAATGAAGTTAATCGGCCGGAGCCAAAAAGATCGTTGATTCATAAGGCTTTTATCATCTGTAGCGGTCTGCCGCGGTCTTGACTGATCGTAATAACGTCAACGAGTCCGGCGTCGACCAGGGTTCGCAGGACGCTATCGCGCTGGCGCTGATCCATGAACTGGGTGCGCCGCGTGAAGTCTCGTTTGGTCAAACCGCGCGGGCCCGCGTCTTGAACTATATGAGCGGCACGCTTGTGATGCGACTCAGTCTGGTTCTCTGAAACGTGCACGCCGACCTCGCGGATGGTTAGTTCAGCGCAGTGCTGCGATAGCAAGATGCCCCAGTTGGCGTCGCCGGCCTCAATCTGTGGGTCCACCGGATCACGCGAGACGGCGCGGATTAAGGCTAGCTTGGTTGCGTTTTCTTCCACGCGCGCCAGGATCGATGAAAACCCTGTGCCTCGTGACAGGCGAAGGCGTTCGAGCAACTGCCGGTCGAGCTGGTCAAAGATTGTGCGAGCCTCATCATTCATGAGCACAACGCGCGGCTCAAACACAATCTCGTCGACACTGCCAACATCGGCCAGATTGCCGCCGAGCTTGCCCCCGCCCTCGTGGATCAGGCGCAGCTGATCGATAAGGCTCTGAGGCGGATCAGGCTTGCCGAAGACGGCATTGCTGTCGGGGAAGTCGTTTTCACTTTGCAGAATAATGAAACGCGCAAGCGAGCCGTCGCCTACGTTGGACGATTGAAGGGCTTGCCAGAAGTGAATCGGCGTGGTTGTGCCGTAGATGCACGCACACGGCTGCTGGATCGAGCGGTGCGAGTTGTTCATTTGGTTGTTCGCGTACTCGATGCCGAAGTAAGTCGTGCCGGACGTCGTATAGAGCTCCGTCATGAGGTCCAGGATCTCAGACAGGTAACGCGGTGAGCGCTTGCGATCAGCGACGGCCGTGAGGAACAGGCCAAACTCATCGAGTTGAAACAAGATAGCCGGTTGGCGCCCAATGGCGTTGAGCAGGCCCGATCCGGATGCAATCTTGTTGCCCCCCAGATACTGCAGAAGACCGGCCCTGCGCAACAGCTCGTTGATTACAACGCGGCTCTGGTTCTTGCCTGCGCCGCTCTCGGCAATTCCAACGACATACAAGTTGGAGCGGATGTTGCTCTCGGTACGGTATTTGCGCCCCATCAGCGCGCCGATCGCGCACAGGCTCGCGCCCAGCGCCAGCACGGGCTGGGGGCGCTTGGCTGTCGTCACCATCAACTTCATCATGTCGGCAATCACGCCGCCCACCTGATCCCAGCCCTTGGGCAGCGGCCTGGGCGGGGGCAGTTCTTTGCTGGTCAGTTCGCTCGTGCTGCTCGTGGCCTTCGCAATATTGGCGACTTTCTTGAGCGTGATCGGATTGGCGCCACCCAGAGCCTGCAACATCGCGCGCGCTGGGTGGTGGCCGTTGAGCACCACTTCACCATTGAGACGCAGATCGGCGTCTGGCAGCCAGCCGTTATCCAGGGCGAGCTTATAGATAGTTCCGGCGCCAATGCGCTGCGGTGCAAAGCTGCGCCAGCTCTTAGCGGTGGTGGCGCCATCGTTCTTGGTGGATGCAGCCGACCACGCCTCAAAGAGTGGCCAACCAGCGTCGCCCAAGGCGCCCTTGATCGCCATACCAATGCGCACCCAGCTGCCATAGTCCAGATCGGCGTTGGTAATGAAGCGCAAAGCGTCCTGGACTGCCTCCGGCGTGCCGCGCTGCTCGGGCAGTGCAGCAAACTCCTCAGGAGAGCGAAGTCCAACGGCAATGCTCTTTGGGCGCAGCTCGACCGGAATCATCAGATACGCTTCCTTGGCAAACTCACGCGCCTGCGCCTCGGTGATCGCTGGCAAATCGTCGATGTGCATGTCGGCAAGCGTCTGCACGGGCCAGTGGTAGGGCTTGCCAGTGTCTGGGTGAATGCCATAGGCCAGGAACTGCTGGCCCAGGCCCAGCACCTCGATTGGCGGGTACTTGAAACCCTTGAAGGCTTGCGCTGCGCGGTAGACCAGCAGCCGCTTGGGTGCGTTGCCAATGCGCACCGCCGGCGTATCACCGAGCATCTGCTTGGCCAAGGCCTCGATGGCCAGCGCCAGCGCCTCGGAATGCAACACATCGATGTCAATACCAATCACTCGGCCCGCGGCAATACCGATGCCGGCCTGTGGCCAGTCGCCCCAGATGTCGACCTCGTTCTCGGTCGTGTCACGCTCGCAGTGTCTGCTCCACTTGGGATAGTCGTGCCACGCGCCCAGGCTGTACATGCCCGGCTTCTTGGTGCGAGGCTGGATCGGCAGGATGGGAAAGCCGCCATCCACCAGGCTGGCGCCAAGTTGCGCCATGAAATCTGTGTTGCTCATCACTTCCCTTAAAACGGTGGATCGACTGCATAAGCAGCGCCCAAGTGGTCCTGAAACGCAACCACGATGGCGCGGATCAGGCTCGACCATTCGTGCTCAGTGAAGGTCGCCAGATCGGTCTTGCCAACCGACTCGACGTACTCACCTGCGGCCTGAGAGGCGGTTGCCATGGCCTCCGTCTGATGTTTGTTCCAATCAATCATGGTCTTCAGCCCAGCTTCCTAAAACCGCGCGCCGACGATTTCTGTGAAGCGACCACTGGGTCGAACCGCAATGTGCGCCGGGCATTTGAGCTTGTTTGACACCGCCAAGGCTTCGTTGACCCCCTTGGGCAGTGGCATCCCTGGTGCACGGTTGGCCCACCAACTGGCCGCCTTCTGGCGTGGATAGCCCGCATGTTCAATGCAGACCCACTCGCTGTGGGAGCTCAGGCCACTCCAGTAGTCCACGCGAAGGGATGGCGGTTTGCCAGGCTTCTCGTGACGTGCATAGCTCACCCGGGTCACTGGCAGCCACTGGGGCGGACCACCAGACAGGATGGCCAGGTGGCTGGCGTTGGCTTCAATCTTGATTTGCGGTGGCGGAAACAGGTGACCGCAGTCCGGGCACTCGCGCACCGCTGCGTGCACGATGCTGTTGCAGTCGGGACATACTTTTACCGGGGCGTCGCCGTCACCACCGTCTTTGGGACGTTTGGGCTTGACCGCATCGATCGGACCGTGGCGAGCGATGTTTCCGGCAAAGTCCAGCACCAGGCAATCGGTCTTGCCCGGTGCCAGCCGACAACCACGGCCCACAATCTGTACGTACAAGCCTGCCGACTTGGTCGGGCGCAGCATGGCAATCAGGTCCACCTGCGGGGCATTGAAACCGGTGGTCAGCACATTGGCGTTGGTCAGGCACTGGATGCGGCCCAGTTTGAAGTCGCTGATGATGGTGTCGCGCTCAGCACTTGGCGTGTCGCCCACAATCGTCTCGCAACTCACCCCCCTGGCGCGCACGGCATCGCGCACATGAAAGGCATGATCGACACCGGCGCAAAAGATCAGCCAGCTTCTACGATCATGGCCATAAGCGAAGATTTCATTGACCGCGCTCTGGGTGATGGCGTCCTTGTCGATTGCGGCTTCCAGATCCCTGGCGATGAACTCGCCGGCACGTGTGCCGACACCGGAGACATCCAGTTCGGTCGCCATGCGCTTGGAGATGACCCGGGACAGATAGCCCTGGTCGATCAACTCACGCACTGAGATTTCATAGGCAATGTCGGTGAAGATCGAATCCTCGCCCTGATGCAGCATCCCTGAATCCAGGCGGTAGGGTGTGGCTGTGAGGCCAATCACCTTGAGCATCGGATTGAGTCGCTTCAAACCGTCGAGAAACTTCCGGTACATGGTGTTGGAAGAGCGCGGAATCAGATGCGCCTCATCGATCAGTACCAGGTCGCATTGCTGCACGTCGTAGACGCGTTTGTGGATGGACTGGATGCCGGCGAACAGGATCTGGGCGCGGATTTCGCGCTTCTTCAGACCAGCCGAATAGATGCCTGCCGGTGCTTGTGGCCAGAGATTCTTGAGCTCGGCGTGGTTTTGCTCGATCAACTCCCGCACATGCGTGATGATCAGAATGCGCTGATCCGGGTAGGTCTTGAGCACGCCCTCGATAAAACTGGACATGACCAAAGCCTTGCCGCCAGCGGTAGGGATCACGATGCAACAATTACCTGCATACTGCTCGTAATAGTTATAGATGGCGGCAATGGCGGCGCTCTGATATGGGCGAAGTGTCAACATTTTTCTAATTTCCTTTGCAGCGCGTGCAGCGCAGCGTGTTCGCTTGGGTGGAGCACAACCAGGTTCTCCGGCGAGTTGTTGTGCTTGTTCTCGTCTTTGTGATGAACATGTTCATCGGGCCTTAGCGGTCGGCCAACCAACGTTTCTGCAACGACGCGATGTTCGTGTCGTCCAAAAAACTTTCGGTAAGTGGTCGGCTTGACCCTTGGGAAGCGCTTGATCTGGCTTGCGCGGTTGTTGGCACGCAATACATCGGCCGATGTCACGTAGTCGGGATCACCATAGCGACGCACCCTTTGGGCATGCATTCCGCAATAGCCATGGCCGCCTTTTTCGGTACTTTGACCACAACCCGGATACCTGCAGGCCTTTGGCGGGCGGGCGGCGGCACGGCAACGCATGGACGCCAACTCCCGAGCCAGGCACCCACAGGACCGAACGCTGCCGTTGACCAGGTTGCCGGTGGACGCATGATGCAAGGCACCGCAATCGCACATGCATAACCAGACAATCTCCCCTTTTTTGGTGCGATT